AAATTAGAAGTGAAGCTTGAAGATATGAAGTTAGAAAACGGCACTATGGTGACCGCCGAAACTTTTGAAAAAGGAAGTGAAATTTTCATTGATAGCGATGGCGAAAAAATCGCTATGCCGGTAGGTGAATATATTTTAGAAGATGGCCGTTTATTGGTAGTTGAAGCCGAGGGCTTAATTGCTGATGTTCGCGAAGTATCTGATGAAGTACCCGCAAAAGAAGAAACCGAAGATCTTGAAGAAGTTATTGAAACCGAAGTACCGGAAGAAGTAGCAACCGAAGTTGAAGCAATTGTTGAAGCGGTTGTTGAAGTTATCGCACCGGTAATTGAAGAAGTTAAAACAGAAATAGAAGAACTTAAAAAACTTTATTCGGAAAATAAGAAAAAAGAAAAAATGTCGGCGGCAAGAAAACCATTAAGACATAGCCCGGAAGCCAAAGCACCACAAAAACAAGATGTGCAATTTGGTAAAGGACAATTTAACACAACTTTACATAGAGTATTAAGCAAATTAAATAAATAAAAAAAATGAATAGATTAAACAAAAGAAACGTAGGTTTAAGCAAAAGAAATGTAAACCTTGCCACGGCGGTGGTAGTAAATTCAAGCTATGCCGGACAATTCGCCGGAGAGTACATAGCCGCGGCCTTACTCTCATCAAGCACAATTGATGATGGCGGTTTGACAATTAAGTCAAACATTTCATATAAGGAAGTAATCAAAAAATTGTCTAATGACTCATTAGTTAGACCTGCCGGTTGTGATTTTGACCCAACGTCTTCAATTACACTTACAGAGCGTATTTTGGAACCCTTACCCCTATCTGTAAATTTGCAACTTTGTAAGGCCGATTTTGTAAAAGACTGGGAAAGCGAGCAAATGGGCTTTGGTCTTGGTAACCAATTACCACCGAAATTTTCTGACTTTATGATAGCACATGTAAGTGCCGAAGTTGCCCAAAACAATGAATTAAATATTTGGAGAGGAATTGAGGGCGGTGCTGCCGGGACCCCAAATTCATTTGATGGTTTTGAAAAACTTATTGGTGACTCGGTAACGGCGGGTGACATACCGGCGGCGCAAGTTGTGGCGGGTGTGCCTTTAACGGCTGCAAATATCATTGATGAAATGACAAAGGTAACAAACGCCATACCAAATACACTATATGGCAAAGAAGACCTTTTTGTATATGTTTCAAGCAAAGCGGCGAAGCTTTATGTGGCCGCTTTAGGTGGTTTCCTTGCACAAGGACAAGGGGCTGCGGGTGTAAACAATTTAGGCCCAACTTGGTATAATAACGGCACCTTAATGGTGAACGGCGTTAAAGTGTTTGTTTGTCCGGGAATGAGTGATGATAAAATGTATGCGGCGCAAAGAAGCAATTTATATTACGGCTGCGGCTTGATGAACAATTCAAATGAAGTTAAAGTTTTGGACATGTCAATGATTGATGGTTCGGACAATATTCGTTTCGTAATGCGTTTCACAAGTGGTGTTCAATTCGGGACTTTTGACATTGTACAATACGCATAATAATTAATAATTAATCAAATAAATTAGGGTAGGTGGGTATATACTTACTTACCCTTTTTTAATAAAAAAAAATATACAAACTATGCCATGTCTTATAAAACAAGGTCGTAAACTACCATGCAAAGCCGCTTTTGGGGGCATCAAAAATGTTTACCTAATGCCATTTGGAAATATTAAAAATGTTATAATTGACCCGGAAACATGCGAGGGTACAATTACTTATTCTGAAGAAGAATTACAATGGTTAAAATATGAAGTGAAAGGGGCTTCAAGTCTTGACTCGACAATTACATCAAGTCGCGATGCCGGAACCACATTTTACCAACAAACTTTAAATGTAACACTTACTTATTTAGATGCTTGCACCCAACAACAAATTCAAGTAATTGCCCAAGCAAGGCCAAATATTCTTGTAGAAGATTACTATGGTAATTTCTTTTTAATGGGCCGCGAAAATGGTTGTGAATTGACATCGGGTCAAATTCAGACCGGAACGGCACCCGGTGATTTAAGCGGCTTTACTATCGTGATGGAGGGAATGGAAGAATTAGCCCCCGACTTTATTAAAGAAGCACCCGTAAATGTGTCTTCAATACAAATTGACCCAACGGCGCCTAGTATTGGCTAACAATTAATATACTTTTTAAAATTAAAGCAATCTTTATAGGTTGCTTTTTTTTGTTTTTACAAATTAACTATATTTATACGTTATATATTTGATGATTATATTTAGACCCCAACCCCAAAATCGATTTCCATGTATTATGCGTGAATACGTCACAAATGCCTTTATGACTATTCAAGATGATAGTACAAATGTATCGGTAGATTATACCCTTATACCAAGGGTTGGAACTATCGGTAATATTCTTATTGATAACGACACAATAATAATTTATAATAAAACTTATGTAAATATGGTAGAGGGTCATTTTTATAATATGACTATTTATTTAGATGAAACAAAAACAAAAGTAATATATCGCGATAGAATATTTTGCACCGACCAAAAGTTGGCTATCCAAACAGACCCCGACTATTTTTATAGATTAAATAAAAATGTATACCAAGAATATGATGGGTCCAATAATGAATATATAGTATTATGAGAAAAAGAAATAGCAAGGGACAATTTGCGAAGAAAACTAAAAATTCAGAAACCAGTTTTATACAATTAAACACATATACTAGCCCAATTGTTCAAGAATTAGATGGCGAGTCTTGGATTTCATACGGCGAATATAATGACCATTTCCAATTTTTGATAGACCGCTTTAATGGTTCACCAACAAATTCGGCATGTATTAATGGTGTAAGCCAACAAATTTATGGTAAAGGTTTAAACGCTACTGATAGCAACCGAAAACCAAACGAATATGCCCAAATGGTTTCATTGTTTAAAAAAGACATAGTAAGAAAATTATGTTATGATCTTAAACTAATGGGCCAATGTGCTATTCAAGTTGTGTATTCAAAAGATAGAAGTGTAATTGCTGAAATCGAACACATGCCAATTGAAACTTTACGCGCTGCAAAATGTGATGAAGATGGAAATATACCGGCCTATTATTATTTTAATGATTGGGCAAACATTACACAAGCTGATGAACCATTAAGAATACCGGCTTGGGGTATGAGTAACGCTGATATTGAAATATTATACATAAAACCATACAAAAGTGGCTTTTATTACTATTCACCGGTAGACTATCAAGGGGGGCTTCAATATGCCGAACTTGAAGAAGAAGTTTCAAATTACCATTTAAACAATATTATGAATGGTTTGTCGCCGGGTCTTTTACTGAATTTTAATAATGGCATTCCAAACCAACAAGAACGTAAATTAATTGAAAGTAGGATAGCGGCTAAATTTCAAGGGTCAAGTAATAGTGGCCGTATGATTGTAAGCTTTAATGACAATAAAGAAAGTCAAGCCGAAATAACACCGGTTCAATTAAGTGATGCGCATAACCAATATCAATTTTTGTCCGAAGAATGTACCACCAAGGTAATGTTAGCCCATCGAATAGTTAGCCCAAAATTACTAGGTATTAATAATGGGTCGGGTTTCGGAAATAATGCCGCCGAAATTACGCAAGCTTCAATTCTCATGGATAACACGATTATAAGGCCATTTCAAGAACTTTTAATAGAAAACTTTGATAAGATATTGGCGTATAACGATATCACCTTAAACCTTTACTTTACGACCTTACAACCGCTTGAATTTACCGAAGTAGACAAGACATTGCAAGACAAAGAAACAATTGAAGAAGAAACCGGCGTTGAATTGTCAAAAGTAGCTTTAAAAACTATTGATGGAAAACAAGCATACGACACAAAAGAAGAAGCAATAAAAGTTGCCGAAGAACAAGGGTGCGGCGGCTATCACGAACATGAAGTCGAGGGCGTTATTTATTACATGCCTTGCATATCACATGAAGAATTTAAAGCCCCTTGTTGGGACGGCTACGAACAAATAGGTACCAAAACAAAAGATGGTAAAGAAGTACCAAATTGCGTACCATTAAAAAAGGAACTTAAAAAAGATGAACGTGATTTTTTAACCGATGAATTAGGTGAAGCAATACTTGATGCCCTTAAATATGAACCAATGGGTGATGATTATGAATTAGTGGCCACAAGGGTACATTCAGATGAAAACACAAGTACCGAAGATTGGGCCAATTCACTTATAAAAGAAAAAAAATCTTCATTTAAAAAATTTGCTGATTACATAAAATCAAAACCAACCGGTGAAAGTAAGCTTGATAAATCATATTATAAGATACGATATTCATATCAAGAAAAAGTTTCATCTACAAATAGCCGGGAATTTTGCAAACAAATGATGGCCCGAACTGGTAAAGGGGTTGTTTACCGCAAAGAAGATATTGACTTGGCTTCAGAGCAAGGCGTAAATTCACAATTTGGTCATAAGGGCCGCAAATATTCGCTATTCGCCTATAAAGGCGGTATATATTGTGGCCACTATTTCCAAGAAGAACTTTATCGAATGAAGACAAAAACCGAAAAATATATATCAAAAGGTAAAGAAGTGGATAGCATACCAAATTCATATCAACCAAAAGGTAAAGAATATCAAGACTCAAAAATAGCACCAATCGACATGAAAGATCGTGGGGCGTACCCAAACTAAAATAATATGGCTACAATACTTTTTATAAATAGAACCGATTTGGTTAGAAATTCAATTATTGATGGAAATTTGGATACGTCAAAACTTTTGAACCATATCAAAATCGCGCAAGAAATTGATGTGCAAGAAATAATAGGTACCCCAATGTATGATGGTTTAACCGATGCAATTGTTAATGGAATTGACCTACCGGCAAATGAAAGATGGAAAACAATTCTTGACAAATTTATTGTCCCAATGCTAATTTGGTTTGGGCAGGCGAATTTCTACCCATTTGCAGCATATACTATTGCCAATGGTGGTGTATACAAACATCAAAGTGAAAATTCGCAAAGCGTAGACAAATCGGAAATAGATTTTTTAGTAGAAAAAGCGCGCACAAATGCTGAATGGTATTCAAGGCGTTTTATTGACTTTATGAATTACAATCAAGCTACATACCCCGAATATAATAAATCAAAAAATGATGATATTTACCCATCGCATGATAGTTTATTTAATGGTTGGGTACTTTAATTTATGAAAATGACTTATAAACCAAAAGCAAAAAACATTGAAAAACTAAAATTGTTTTTAAAAAATAAAAAAAGAAAAAATGGCAAATGAAATATATTCAAAAAGTTGGTGGGGGTCTGGTGCATGTGACAATAACGAATATTGGGGTTACATATATCATTCGTATGCTTGTGGCAATGACAATTCATTTTTTGGTAGGTTTGGAACCCCCGAAAGTGCCTATTCATTAAGAAACCTTACAAATAACCCAAATCAATTTGTAGCTAGAATTTCAAATGGTGAAGAAGAATTTGACATTAAGGAAAATGAAATATTTGAATTTAATAAATATGAAACTATAAGGGTTGTTATTTGGTATGACCAAGCCGGAATTGAACAAGATTTAACCGCCTTTTTTCCACATGCGCCATTCTTAATAAAAGATGGCAAACTACAAACTGAAAACGCAAAACCTACTTTACTTTTTAATTCAGATTGTTTTTTAGTAAACCAAGAACGTAATAGAGCCGAAGAAGATTTAATGCGAGGGTATTTAACCGCATCATTTAGTAATTTTCAAGAAATTGGAGAAGATGGCAATCGTATTATAACCGATGTTACAAAATTCCCAACAACATTACTATCGTGGCAGCCACAAAATTCATTTAAAAGCCAATACTATCGTGATATAAATCAAAATAATCTTGGACCAACTTTACGAAACAAGCAAGACTTGTTTATATTTGAAAGTGATTATTTGCAACTTGCATTATATAATATAAGCGGCGCATTAACAATACCATATAATTTTATGTTAGGTCAAAACACAAATATGAACATTTCCGAATTTATTTTGTACGATGATAAAGAACGTAATGTTGAAGAAGTAACAGAAAATATTATAGATGATTATAAAATAGAAAATAAACCGGTTGGACCAAAAAAACCACCTTTTGAAGAACCGCCTTTTGGCGAAGAACCGATTGGCTAAATACCAATAAAACCTAAATTATAATTGTATATTTGATATTTAACATAAAAAATATATACAATGGGTAAACTATCAAAAAAGGAATTAAAAACATTTCAAGATCTTGAACAAAAAAAATTAGCAATATT